CTTTACCTTTGAGTTTATCATTTAAAGCATTTACTGTCTTGTTTTTTTTTATTTTTTTTACCATCTTTTTTGTCTTGTTCTTTATATTTTTTGCAGTCTTTTTGAAAAAATGCACAATCTTGTTTTGAATTTTTCCTTCTTCCTTCAAATCTTTTTCTATAAGCTTTAATTCTTTCTCTTCGGCTGATGCACGCTCTTCTTGCGTCATATTCTTTCTACTTTCTATATCACTTGGTCTATATCTCAAAAACCATTCATCAAATTCTTTGGTTCCTCTTTTTGAACGAAGTTCCCTGAATTTCTCCGATTTTTCTGCACGAATTTCCTCTACTGATACTTGATGACCTATACAATTAATACTGAATCTTTTAAGTAACCCTTTTTGCGCCAATCTGTTTTTTTCTTGCACCTCAAATAAATAATGGGACATGCATAAAATGCGATCTTTATTTGCCAAATATTCACGATTTGCGTACAAAAATGCTAGGTAAAAACTCAACATGGTGTCAATTGTGGCAATTTTTATATCATTGTTATCCTGTTTAACAACGTTATAACTGTGACATGCCATTGGTTGATAAATAATAAGAACCGTGTCTTCGCCAACTTTTACCTCATAATGAGTTGATAAAATCTCCCCAAGCGCGGGACGTTTTACAACCTTTACACCTTTTATCTTCTCATCAGCCAATTTTTCTTTAACAATCTCCGCGGTTTTTTCTGGCTCAGTGGACAAAACATCAAAATCTGGTATTTTTTCCAACCTTTTTTTGAAACCTTTTGGCATGTATCTGGAATATAAAGAAATTGCATAACCTCCAAAAAAGACAACACCTTGATCTATTAATGTTTGCTTTACCGTGTCATAAATTAGATCACCATTTTCTTTATTCTCCATCTTCCTTTGAAAATCTTTGTAACTGCATTCCTTGCTTGTTAACGGATAATTCTTATTCAACAATGTTAAACGCTTAAGGACTTTTTCCCAACGACTTACATCTCCTGCTGGTCTAGATAACTCTAGGTACATCAACATGCGGAGAAAGTTTGGCGGCGCATAATAGATTCCCGCTACGCGGATAGCCTCTTCCTTTAAAGTCTTGAATAACTCTTTTGGCATGCTCGTAATGTCAGCAACTGGAATAAAGTTCACAAACACTTTGAATGTGCCATAATGCTGGCCAGATTTTGCCTCTGTTTCAATGAATCCCGCTTTAACATATTCATCGGTTAGATCTTTTGCATCATCTAGCGCATTTGATGAAAAGAAATCGTAGTCAGGAATCTCAAAATCACTATTATAAAATTGATCTTGTTTTGGCAAAATACTATTAATAGCTGTACCACCATAGCAGATTAGTCCACGCTTCTTTATAAATTTTTCAACTATATCTATAATCTGTTTAATTTCGGGTGAATTTACGACCATTTTGCCTTTATTCATCTCCGCTTTATCCACAGATGAACGCAAAATAGCCAATTCACATTCATTAAATGACATTGATTTATTACATATTTCCTTCATATAATACTGCAATAAAATTTATTATATGAAAACTTGTATCTTATAAACCTAAAGCTAAACCTAAACAGCGGATTTTATATATTAAAGCTGTAGAAATCACTTGATAATGTTCTAGTCGCATAAGACACCTCTGGATTTGGCAAGGGTGGCACTTCAATAACAATGGGAATGTATCTCAACTTCTCAGGCTTCAATGCAAATGCATATCCTGATTCATTAAAAAATAACTCATTCTCTTCTAAATATGCATCATAGCTTTGGTAACGCATTCCCAACATTTGCACGCCTGCTTCGCGCATAACAATTGAACTAGGGTTTGGTGGATCTGCTCCTTTATCTGGCATTCCAAGTGTCATATTGGTCTTGTTGTACTCAATCAATTCGTTCAAATCAGGAGTATATGCAATATCATAATAATGGAGTGCTCTCATAAAAATAGAATTACTCGTCATATTCACGTATTCATAGAAATCCTTGCATTCCATAAATGATAAATTTGAACGGTCTACAATAATTACAATTTTACCTACAAAATCCAAGAGCTTTCTATTTCCTAAATTCTCCTGATGATTTTCATAGCTATATTCTTTGCCTAATAATAATGAATCGTATCCTTCAAATAAATTTGCCAAATTTTGATACATGTTTTGATTCGTACTCTTTATTCTTAAATGAAAAATAATGGGATCTTTGGGGTTTGGTGCGGTACTATTGGAAAAGGCATAGTCCCTTACTACCGCCATCACATCTGCAAAATCTATTGAATTGTAGGTTTCCTTAATATAGTAATTATCTGTAGTTGAGGTTGCTACAACTGGTCTATCATCAATGGAATAGACTTCAAAATCTAAACCTCTAACACCCTGTTTTAAAACGTCTTTCAATGCGCACAATGATACAAAATCATTCTTATAAGCGCCTCCACTACAGCAATTGTAGGCCGTTTTAATATAATACTCATTAAACTTGTATTGACACATCTTATCAGTATAATTCAATGAACGAAGATTACCATTCAATGTCCCATAAATGTTATCCATAAATGAACAATTTGTATATTGAAGAGACCGTATATAAAGAAAGTAAATAATGCACAAAATGATTATTATGATAGTTATAACAGATAAGATTAGCACTCCCGTTGTTTCCTGGAATTTTTGCGCTCTTTTTAATGCTTGTAATGGATTTGAAAGTGAGTCATATGCAGCAGTAGCACCCTTTTTAATCATCTCTCCAGTTCGTTCAAGAATGCTTTTTGTTCCTACTTCTTTTGTGGACATATCTAATATCTAATATATGACAACAAATTTTAAAATAAATATTGTTTTATTAACAGTTAAATAATATGTTCTATATATATCAAAAATGCCAGGTGGATTATTAAATCTTGTGTCACAGGGTCAACAAAATATTATTCTAAATGGTAATCCTTCAAAAACTTTTTTTAAAACTACATATGCAAAATATACCAACTTTGGTTTGCAAAAATTTAGAGTTGATTTTGAAGGAGCAAAAACATTGCGTTTATCGGAGGAATCTATGTTTACTTTTAAAATACCTAGATATGCTGATCTTTTAATGGATACTTACGTATCTGTTTCTCTTCCTCAAATTTGGAGTCCAATAATGCCTCCTGGAGACCCTAGTCAATATGTCTGCATTGACAATAATTTCATTCCTGAATGGGTTCCATATGAATTCAGGTGGATTGAAAATTTAGGTGCGCAAATGATCTCAAAAGTGAGCATTACTTGTGGTAATCAAACTTTGCAAGAATTTTCTGGTTCCTACATTTTGGCATCAGTTCAACGAGATTCTAGTAACGGTAAAAAAGGTTTATTTGATAGAATGATTGGAAATGTACCAGAGTTAAACGATCCTGGAAATTCTGGAACACGTGTTAATAGCTATCCAAATGCTTATTACACGGAAAATTCACTTGGCGCTGAACCGTCTATTCGCGGACGCACATTATACATTCCATTAAATGCGTGGTTTGGACTTAAAAGTCAAATGGCCTTTCCTTTAACATCTCTTCAGTATAATGAGCTTCATATTACTGTAACATTTAGACCCATTAATGAGTTATTTCAAATCCGTGACGTATTTGATCAGTGCAATAATTACCCATACATTGCTCCCAATTTTAATGCTTATTATATGCAATTTTACAGATTTTTGCAACCTCCTCCAGACATTATACTTGGCCCAGATTCTTATGCTGACATGCGATCTCTCTGGAATGCGGATGTTCATTTGGAGTGCACATATGCATTTTTATCAAATGAAGAGGCGCGTTACTTTGCTGTCAATGAACAAAGATATTTGATTAAACAAGTGCACGAGAGGGCTTTTTACAATGTGACTGGACCAAACAAGGTGGAACTGGATTCAATTGGAATGGTTTCTAGCTGGATGTTTTATTTTCAAAGAAGTGATGCTAATCTGCGCAACGAATGGTCTAATTATACAAACTGGCCTTATAGGTATTTGCCACATGATATACGTCCAGCTTCAACAGGTGGACTTCTCCAAATAACTAGAATTACTACAGGAGGAACTGTAGAAACTGTGCAGATTGGTCCAGGTGTTAATCCTGATGGTAGATTAACGGGGTGGATGATTACAGGTAATTACACGCCAGAGAATGATGAAGCTATTCTTATAAGTATGGGCATATTGTTTGATGGTTCTTATCGTGAAAATGTGCAGCCTGCTGGCATTTTTAATTATATTGAAAAATACACTAGAACGGCAGGCAATGCTCCCAGTGGATTGTATTGTTACAATTTTTGTTTAAATACCTCCCCATATGAGTTGCAGCCATCAGGGGCCATAAATATGAGCCGTTTTAATACAATAGAATTGGAGTTTACAACCATGGTTCCCACACTTGATCCACTTGCCCAAAGTCTCACTATTTGCGACCCCGAAAATGGTACTATTATCGGCATTAATAAGCCAACTTGGCGCATTTATGATTACAACTATAACCTATATTTATTTGAGGAAAGGATTAACATGATTACATTTGTTGGAGGAAATTGTGGGCTCATGTATGCAACATAAACCATCTTCTCACATGCAAAATAATAAGATTGCTAAAATTTTAATCTTATTTTTTAAAAGTCAGTCATACAAGTTCGAATTCCCAAAACCCTTGGACCAAAAGGCTTTTTGGACATTTATTTTTGTCCTTTTTTGAATTCTGAAAATACTTTTGGGAAAAAAAAATAATTTTTCTGTTGGTAAGCGATCAAAAAATTTTAAAATGGATTTTAGAGCTTTATGCTCACAACCCATTTTTTTGCAAAATTTCAATTTTCTTAAAAAACTACTTAAGGCGATTTTCTTTGTTAACTGTATAGTGAACAATGGAACTCGCAAAAGTCGCAAAACTCGCACAGAAATTTTACTGTGAAAAATGTGACTATTCATGCTCACGAACAAATGATTTTAATAAACACTGTTTGACAGCAAAACACCTCAAGGTGACAGATTTGGAAACACAGTTAACCGCAAACTCGCAAATTGAAAATTTTCAGTGTAAAATTTGCAACAAACTTTATAAATCTAGAACTGGATTATGGAAACATAATAAAACATGCATTGAACCTAAAAAAAAAGATAATGAAATACAATTAGAGGTGTCAAATATTGATTCCAAAGTTGAGAAAATTAAGATGGAAATAGATAAGAAGGATGACATAATTGTAAAACTATTGGATCAAAATGTAACTCTACAAAACCAAGTTATTGAACTTTGTAAAGAGAAGAACACGGTAATCAATAACACAATGAACACCACAAATAACAATAACTTCAATATTCAGTTTTTCTTGAATGAACAATGCAAGGATGCAGTAAATTTGATTGATTTTATCAATTCCTTGCAACTACAATTACAAGATCTTGAAACTACTGGAAAAATTGGATACGTAGAAGGTATTTCAAGAATTTTTATAAATGGACTTAAACAGCTAGAAACACATAAAAGACCAATCCACTGCAGTGATGCAAAGCGCGAAATATTCTACGTCAAAGATAAAGACACGTGGGAACGTGAAAATAAAGAAAAGAATCATTTAAAGAAGGCCATTAAAATGATTACTCACAAGAATTTCAAACAATTGCCTGAATGGGAAAAGAAGAACCCAGATTGCTTTGATTCAAATAGCAAAAAAAACGACGAATACAATCTTCTCATTAATAGGAGCACTGGGAGCTCAACTGAGGAGCAAGACGAGAAGAATTACAACAAGATTATTAGAAATGTTGCGAAAGAGGTAGTCATTGAAAAGCTTTAAATATGCAAAGG